GTTTTAACTAGACTTGGATGTCCACTTAATCTAATGTTTTGTTCTACTTCTGAATATTCATTATAGATTGCTCTCTGTAAATCTGCAATATCATCAATGTCACTAACACCAATACCACGCATAGGTGATTTCTCACTGTATATGCAAGTGGCAGGAATAACACCCAGTCCGTTTTCTTCAACTATGGTTTGGTTAATTTCTTTTTTGTCTCTGTCAACAATGGTTGTAATGATACTGTCTTCATACCATTCTTTGTAAACAACCTCATTCTCTACATAGTCTTCAATATATTTTAGATAACTCAGTTTGTATGTGCCATTTGCGTTTCTTTCATAACGCCAATCCAACATATTAAGGGCACTTACAAGGCTAAGATAAGGACGAGCACCGTTTATCAATTCTTCTGCACGAGTCTGTGCATTTGAATTTGGTTTGGTAACCAACACCCAACAACTTCCAAAGACAGAACTGTATGTGCTAACATCTTTCATAAACGCATTGAAACTTCTACCTTCTTGGTCCGCGTTGGTGAGTAAATCTTCTAGGATAGGATCGTTTTCAAGGCTACCATATTCTCTATATACTGGATTACGGAATAGGAATGAGTTGTATATAGAAATAACGCCTTTGCAATGATTGTCTAGAGGAGTAACAGCCAACCTGTCTTGGTATTCTGTTTCTGTTTCCATATTGTATCTTGTGAGATACTCTCCTTTTCTATAGGCATTGCCACCCATATACGAATGTATTAGGTATTTCCATCTTTTGTAATTGCTGTCATACAGGTCGTTACCGCCTGTGATTTTATCATAACTCATTCCTTTATTCTCCTATCCTGTGTCGCCACACTGTTGGTTGGTTATCAGTATTCACATCACGACGCAGTGGATTCAATACTGAGATTGCATATCCAAGGCTGTCATTCAAGTGATCGTAGCCTGATTCTTTATCTGGTTGTGTTGTTCCCTCTTTGTATGTTTGTCTTTCTAGACATTCAATTTGAAATCTACATCTAGGGTCAACCAATAAATTTCTGTCTCCTGCTGTTGAACATAGCATACTGTTCACAGCGTTAATTCTATCTCTAACTGGTGGATGTCTGTTTGGTGCTTTCACAACAAAACCTGCATTCTGTAAAATAATTATGTCAGTCAATCCACTGGCAGAAGTTTTTCTTTGTCTACCTGCTGGATCCGGATACGCCCATATTTTACTCTTTGGATATCTCGTCTTGATCTCTTCAACAAGTTCATCTGTGTTACTCCCAAAAATTCTTATTTCATCAATTATGTGGAGAATGCCATCTGGTCTCTTATACATCACACTGGCACTCATAGGATCAATGTTAAAGTCAATGCCTATGTGCAGTATTTCTGGAAACACACCTTTTTCTAAATCGTATTCTTCACATTTTTGTAAATTCTTTGTTCTATCAAATGCGTAATAGATAACACCTGAATAGGTTACAAACTGTGCTCTGTATTCTTGATTGTATGAACGCTCATCAAGAAGTTTTCTAGCACTTTCTAATTCATCCTCATCAACAAATCCACCTTCTTCTGTTGTGAATTGCCAACTGCCCCATTCTGCATCCTGTTCTGGTTTTGTGTATAAGTCATAGAACCAGTTTCTGCCTTTGGGTGTTCCAAGGAACAGGGCACTTCCTTTTGAGTCAGATAGCATAGGACGGATTGATTCATAAAATGCTTCTGGCTTTATGTCAGCAACCTCATCCATTACCAAGAAGTCTACCCTGTTACCTCTTAGACTGTCATAATTTTCTGCTCCCTTAAGAGCAATTTGACTGCCATTCTTCAAATATATTGTTAATTCTGCTTCATTAATTTTGTCTATCCAATGCAATTGAAATAATTTTCTTTTTAGTTTTAACCACCATACATTTTTTGCTTGCCTGTATGAAGGACAAACAGCAAAACAGATTCTGTTTGGTTGGCTTGCGTGTTTGCATATTTCTCTAATGCCCAGTGTTGTCTTTCCAAGGCGACGCCCTGCCACAAGTGTTCTAAATCTCTTGTCGCTTTTGGCTACTGTTGCCTGTGGAATGCTTAGACCCATTAGATATCCTCGTCTGTCCAAGGTAAAGGCGAACTGTTATCTCCACCTATTGGATTTTCACTTTGTCCAAGTAGGTTCTTGCCTAAAAAGATAAGCATTCTTGGATCACCATCCATTGCTCTAGTCATCTGTGTTCTTCTTAGACCCAATTTACCGTTTGCCTTGCCTTCTTCTATTTCTTTTTTGTATTTCTTTTCAAGTGTGCCTTTGGAGATGCCTGTAACCGCTGTGATTTCTTCAAGACTGCAATGGATTTCACTTAATCTTTTCACAAGATCTCTGTTAGCCTTTGCGACTTCTTTGTAATCCGGTTTTTTTGCTTCTTCAGGCGTGTCAGTCATTAGATATAACGCTCCTCAACCTTGACACGGAATCGTCTTACATCAATATCTCCGTTGTCTGTGGTAATTGTTACCTTAATTGTGTATATGTTTCCAGCAGTTCCTCCGCTCAGTGTTACATAAGCCTTTTCAGTTGATGTAACAATGCCACTTACCACATTGGTTAATGGGTCAGTGTCACCAGATATTGTGCTGATTGCGACTGCAACAGTTGATAGAGTGGAGCCTGCGGGCATCCAATCGGTCCAATCTACAGTGTATGTCAGTTGGCTATCTGGGTCTTTGGGAATATAACTGCTGACAATGTCTTGTTTGAATCCTGTTATGTCAGTCACGCCAGTTCTCTCCTTCTTGTAAATGTGCTAATTGGAATGCCCAAGCGTCTTGTTTCTTGAGGGACCAATAGGCCGTTAGTTTCCTGTATTACAGTATTTACCCTATTTTCTTGATCTACCAAGAAAACACCTGTTTCTGGTAGGACTTTAAGGGTTCTAGTCTCTTGTTCAATGTTGTATTCACGATAAGGATCAAATGTAATTAATTGTCCTACTGCAAGTGTTGAACTGATGCCTTGTAAGTTTGCCTGAACATTTCTCTTGATGTAGTTTCCTACAAACTGAACTGAAACTGTGTTGTCCAGTGTTGCACTTGCAGGTGTTGTTTCACCAACAAATGATATAACACTTTGACTGCCTACACCTTGTAGTGTTAGGCTTATGCCTCTGTTTGCATTTGGTATACCAAAGAGACTGGTTGTTGCTGTTAGAGCCGCTTCTGCATTGGTTAAGATGTCTAGTGCAGTTGAGGCAATTAGGTCAGCACTTGCGGCAATCTCAAGGATTGCAGTTGCTGAACAGTCTGTGGTTGCAGTAAGATTCTGCGGACCACCAAATGCAACAACACCACTACCTGTAAACTGTGTGGTGTTGTCCAGTTGAACTGGCTGTCCTCTAAGAACACCAAGTGGTGCACTAACACTAGCAGTAGAATTAAGAGTTGCTGTGGCTGTTGTTGTTTCACCAACATCTGCCACCACAGTCATAGTAGCAGTCGTATCAAAGGAAACTAGTCTACTGTCTTTTGCTAGGCTTACACTCGCACTAAAATCACTTTCTGCCGCAATAACAAATGTAGGACGACCCCATACTTGACCCCAATATGTTTGCCAAGTTCTGTTTTCGTATTCCCAAGCCTTGTTGTTGCTTTCTGTGATTGAATGTTGAAGTCCAACTGTTCCAACAATGGCAAATGCACCTTGTAGTGTTGCACTTGCACTATATTCAACATCACCCCTCACACTTTGTGAAGCAGTGTTGTCTAGTGTTGCACTGGCTAGTCTTTGAACCTCTGCTGTAACACTGGTTGACGCTGTTGCGTTCAGTGTTGCAGTTGCACCGCGTTCACAAACACCACTTGCACTTATTGTGGCACTAGCAGTGATTGAACCACTGGCTGTGCGTTGTCTAAGTGCTGTTACAAATATGGTTGCTTCACTGGTTAGTGTTGCACCCGCATTGTGTTGTCGTGTTGCTGTTGCTGATATACTTGCAACGGCTCCCAGTGTGGCACTGCCTTCGTGTGTTGTGCCAGTGACTATGGTTAGTGTTGCAAATGATCCTCTTGTGCCAAAGTCCTCAAAATAATCCGTAGAGACATAATCGGCTTCTGTGTAAGAGCCAATTTGTAAGGTGGCACTAGCGTTCCTCTGAATACCAAAATATCCAGAATCCACATAGCCACTTTCTACATATAAAGAGTCCTGTGCCACGGGCAAAGGTTCTCTATGCTAATGTTATTGTAAGATTTGCATCCTGAATAACAAAACTGTCACCAGTTTCAACTGTTTTAGTAGAATCTAATGCGCCTGCATATAACACATTACCAGCACCTGCTGTGCCGCCATCTAAAATAGCAAGGTGTGTAACATCGCCCCAGTTTGCAGTTGCAGTTGGGAATGTAACAGCGCCATTGTTAGTAGCAGTTCCACCTGGACTTGACGCACTGTTAAAAGTGATAGTCTGTCTAGCGTAGGCTGTGCTACCTGCTGTAGGAACTTCATCTGTTAGTGTTCCTGCTTCTAGGTTGGCTAGTGTTGTTGCCGCATCAACTGTTGATTTGAATAAACCAACATAAATTGTTGAAGGTGATGTAAAGGACGCAGTTCCAAGACTGTGGTCCAATAAGTTTGTTTCTAAATAATTGCTTGCCGCACTCATTTTTAGTCTCCTTTGTTTATATTTTTATGCCAACTCTTATACATCGTGCTGTTGGCATAGTTGCACGAATTCTATGTATTACACTTGTTATCATCTGCAAATGAAACACTTGATGTTCCTTCAAATAGTTCTAAATCCGAAAATGGATGATTGAATGTAATGTAAATTAACGGTGTATTCAATAATTGTGTTGTTCCCTGTCTTCCATCTGTGCCTAAATTAACAGCACCATTAAAATAAAAATCATTTATGTTAAAATCTGTTTTTGCTATTTCATAGACAGCAAATTGTCCAACGCAAAAATCTGAATAAACCACGGTGTTGTCAATGGCTCTACCAAAGCCTATATATTCAGCATCAATTTGAACAAACGCACCATACACTAATGGTCCTGTCAGTGCTGATTCGCCCTTGCTTACACCATCCACATACAGTGTTGCTCTAAAATTGCCTACAAATCCTCCTTGTGTAAGAGTGATATGTATGCAATAGTGATGCCAGTCACTGTCAGTTACTGATACACCCGTATCCCAATTCCAATTTCCTCCACTTGCAGGAGCACTTGTGCTTTGTCTAAATCTAAAATTGAAAGTCCTTGTTGTATCCCAAACTCCTCCTGGGGCTTCTGTGGTAAAATCAAGATAGATATAGTCATTTGTTGTTCCTTCATTAGCCATCACTCTTTGAAGGTTTTGATCTTCTTCTATTGCGTTGTTGCTCTTGTGCCAAAAACTAACAACCTTTGTAACACTGCCATTATTGGCATTCAAGGGTATATTGTCTTCGCCTATATCGTATCTTGCCCATTCGTTTATGCTGTCATCAAGGTTTAAGGCTGTATAGTAACCAGTTATATCCACTGGATTCGCCCCACCAAACAATCCATTACCTAACATCAGCCAAAGTTCCTTGAATGCACACCATACATATTTGAGCCATCACTTATGAATGTTATAACATCCACGGCATTCGCAGCCGTTGTCAAAACAGGATTGCTTGAAAATTGAAACTTGTAATCAGTTCCATATGATAATGTTCTTGATCCAGTTCCATCCTGCTTGATGATTAGTGTATAAACGCCACCAGCCTGTTGGTTAGTGGGGTTATCCAGGGTTCTGCTACCTGCTAAGGTTAGTTGTGCAACCTGTTGTGTTTGTAGGTTCCAACTTACATTGGTTGCATCCGTTAGCGTGCCTAAATCAAAATACTGTTGCTTGGTCCAGGCGTGTTGTTGTGCTGTTAGTGTTCTTGCTTTCACTGTTTGTGTGGCTGAATCATAGTATAGTGTTTGATCGTCAGTGAATGTATTAACAGTGATGGCATCCTTGATAGTGTTTACATTGTCTGCCATCTGTTTAAGTGCCGGACGAGCCAATACAACAATGTCGCTGTCTTGGTCCATATGCGTTGTGCTAACTGTTACTGTGGGCCAAGCCATTAGTTTATCTCCTTGCCGTTATCGTCAACAAAATCTGTTGAACCATCTGTTCCATTCATTGGTAACAGCAATACAGTATTTGAATCATTTTGGAAAGGTCCTGTTGGCACCGTGTAACTTGCACCACTGTATCTGACTGAGTTTGATATTCTTACATCATCAAGGTGTCCATCAAAGTATCTAGGACCATCTTGATATAAGCCAGAACTGATACCGTATATGTTACC